TTTTTTATGGAGAGTTGTCCGAGAGGCTGAAGGAGCATGGTTGGAAACCATGTATACGGGTTTTACCTGTATCAAGGGTTCGAATCCCTTACTCTCCGTTTTTATGCTTCTAGATGCTTTCTATAGCTTCCCGGAATGCTGTTATAAAGGCATTTCGGGATTTTTGTTTCCTTTTATTTTCGGTTGTTTTTTTCCTCTGGTGCACAAAATGTGCACAAGCTAAAGTCTCGAAAGTGCTTGTAGCGTCTGGGATACCTGCTCTTTTCTTTGATCTTCAAGAAGATGAGCGTAGACTTTTTGAGTGATCATTGTATTGGCATGCCCAAGTCTTTTTGAAATATAGTTAATGTCAACGTGATTGGCAATCAAATAAGAAACGTGAGTGTGTCTAAGCCCATGGAAAGTAATCGCGGGGGAAATGTCGAGAGTCTTCTCGATCGTCCTTAGATCCTTATTAATTGCCGTGCTCGATAGCATGTTATGCCGTATGCTGCGAAATAATAGTTGTTTGCTATCACGATATCCCTGAGCAAGGTAGACCTCTTGCTGTTCTTTCTTGAGACGTAAAAGCAAGTCTGCAAGTTCTCTCGTGATGTCGATGTCACGTACACTTGATTTGTTCTTAGTAGCAGCAAAGCCGCTGCCATATCTGTGATCCCACGTTCTGGTAATGTGCACAACGCGCTTTTTAAGATCAACACGATCCCACGTGAGCCCAAGAACTTCAGAATACCTAGCTCCGGTCAGTGCCCCGGTTGCGATGATGTAGTAAGCAATATGCTCGTAGTCTGCAAATTCTAGGCAGTAATTGACGAGCTTGCGCAAATCCTTTACTTGCAAATATTTAATGATTCCTGCTTGGCCTTCATTACCAGTGAGGACAACGTTATGAGTGAAGTTAGTATATATTATTTGGTCATCGACGGCAGAATCAGCCATTGAGCGAACATAGCCATTCAATTTGCTGACTGTATCTTTAGCCCTTTTTTTGCCAAACTCATTGATAAATGCCTGCCAGTCTGATTTTGAAATTGATTTTAGTTCACGGCTTTCGCCCCAGTAGGCTAATAACTGTTTACGAATTGTTTTATACCGGGCTTCGGTGATACGAGAATGCTTACCAGATTTGTACAGCTGAATCCATTTGTCCCAGTAGTCGATTAACGTTATCTTGTTAAGATCCAAATTTGCACCGCGATTATGCTGACGTTCGACTTCGGTTGCCGCTATATCAGCAGCTTTTTTTGAGGGGAAGCCGCCCTTGTTGACATACTTGCGTGTTCCATCATTATCCTTGTAAGAGACACGATATTGCCATTTTTTGCCACGTTTACTAATGCTGGCCATCATTCATACCTCCTTGTGCTACAATACAAACGGGTGCTATTGCACCTAATCATGCATTCACGTTCTGTTAGGCGTCTACCCATTCGGTGGGGTAGGCGCTTTTTTATTTTGTGTCCAGCCCCACTCTCCGGCTTGCACGGGGACGCCGCTTGCGTGGGGGAAGAACTAATTGTTTGTTATTGTGCCCATGTATAATCTCCAAAAGTAACAGAATATGGGCCACTATTCTTGGCTCCAAAATAAATAGTCATCGTGGCTTTCATACCAGCAGCAATAGAGTTTGGAATATTACCGCTATAGCTTCCAGCGTTAAATTCGGCAATCTCTTTTTGTCCATCGTATAAGTCAAAATTTTGTGCATTAAAGTCGAGCGGCGTTGACTTGGTGTTTTCAACAGTTAGCGTAACATCTACGGCGTGTTCTCCGGCTGCCATATCCTGAACTGGTGCACTAGTGTCATCAGCAACTTTTGATACGGTTATTTTTTCTCCGGTTTCAAATTCCATGGTATCGCCAATTTTCCCTGTATGTGTAGTTTGCAAATCAGAGTCATCAGACTCAGACGATTCCTCATTGTCATCTGATGAATCGCTAAGCTGTGATTTTAAAGAAGAAACTTCATACTTTAATGATGAAATTTTTGAGGCATCTTTTGATGAAGACTGGCTTGTGGTACTACTACATGATGCGAGCAGCAAAGCAGACATCAGTGAAAACCCAACTAACAGAGACTTTTTCACAATGAATCCCTCCAAAAAAATCCAGCTTTTAACGTCGATCAGGGTTTGGACGTAAGCTTTTCGCACGGTCCCGCTGGTATGGACGAAAAACTACTTTTTGGTGATATTAACCGTTAAAACATCGGCCTCTTTTATCACGGTAGTTTCAATATGGAAGTCACCATCGTCAACTTTTTTGCCCTTACCAGCTTTTTCAGATTGAGTGCACAAATTAAGCACAGTATCTTTATTTAACCCTATAGCTTTCGCAGCGGCTGCTGATGCCACAATGAAGTCGTCTATGTCGCCACCCGTTGCATGGACGGCCCCAACTTCCATAAGCTGACCATTTTCTACCTTGACAACCAGTTCTCCATTAGAAGGACCAATTCTCTTTGTTCCCGAAACGTCGTAGTCAGTAATACGGTATCTTGATCCTCCTTCTTCAACGATGTCGTTATATTTATTTGCAAACTCGCTGTATTGCATTATTGGCTTTGGCCTCATGACTAACCAAATCCCAAGACCGACGACTAATAAGGCCACTATTCCAATCAATGAATATCTGTACTTCTTGCTTTCCCGTAACTTTTTCATAGTGAATTCCTCCAAAGCAGCTTTTTAAGTCGATCAGATTTTGGACGTAGCATAGTCCTTGGCTAAATTAAATGGTTGCGTTGATAGTATGAATTAATTGAAGATGACGCAGCGTCTTCAAGCCAACTTGGTATTGCTAGATCATTCATAAACTGAAATAGATTCGCTTCATCAGCCTCTATATCTTTAAAGTACATCGGAATGACAATTGAAAGTGCTCGCTTATTAGCATTGCCCTCAGTTCTACTTTTGGAATAAAAGTTTGAATATTTAAATTTTCCACGATCCCCGTTTAGAACATGTGAGCATTCATGTGCCGCTTGGAAGGCCATCTCGTTTGGCTGATACCAGTTTGAGTTTAGAACAATCAACCTCAATTCAGTGTTGCAAGTTGGTGGTGTTTCGGAGTTGTCAAAGGGTACCATGCTATAGCTGATGTTGTGGTCATATGCATAGTTGAGAACATTAGCAAGCATTTCATTCATGGTTCTTACCCTTTTTCTTACGATAACTGTCAAGAATGTAACGGAGAGTTTCCATGTCCTCTTCTGGAATAGGCTTACCTTGATACATAAAAAGATTGTCGTCGGCAAGGTCAGGTGGTTTAACTGATGACTTAGGCGAAGGGTTGTCCGTATTACCCAATAAATAGTCTACGGAAACGTGAAGAACGTCTGCTACTGCTTGCAGTTTGTCAGCAGAAGGTTGCGAGGTTTTCCAACGGTAGATCGCGTTTTCTCCGATGCCCGCTTTAATAGCAACCTCTTTAACATTCAAGTTAAGCTTCTTTCCAGTTTCTTTTATACGGTCAAACAGCATGTCTTAAGCGCTCCTCATTCAGAAGAACGTTATAAATACCGAATTCGATAAAAACAGCTTTACAAAAATACCGAATACGGTTATTATAAGTTCATCAAGTAATTGAGCAATATACCAATAAGCCCTTACCGGTTTACACTTTGGAAAGATTTCCAGTAAGAGAAATTACATGAGGTTATTTGCTATGCCCAAATAGTACCGCATTCGATACTAAATTTCAACTGCTTGATTAATTAATTAAATACAGGAGGTGAGTACATGGTAAACGTGCAGCTCAATTGGACTGCTAACCGTAACGACTGGAAAGGCTACTTATTACATTTGAATTTGTCGCAGCTCGACATTGCGAAATTTCTCGGTATCAGTGATCAGGTGATGGCAATTCTGGTTAAAAAGATGACTGACGGTCAGGGATTAACTGCTAATCAAATCGACAAAGATCGTTGGAAGCGAGCTATTGAATACGTCAAATATAAGCAGTCACAACAAAAGGGGATGACGGTATGAAAGCCGAACGAAACAAAAAGCTCGCTGATGACGAGGACATCAACGAGCAACAGAACGAAAAGGCGGTAACCAACTCAAAGCCAAAAGGTTCGATGATTATTAATCTTGCTCTTGATGAAAGTCCTTGTTCACAGCGTCAAGAGCAGATTCGTAAGCCTTGAAATAGTAACGGTACATGTCGAATGGACTGCTATCGTGAGACCCATTCAGCTCAGACGCGATTCGACGATTAGCTTCAAAGTCTAGTGCGGCGATCGCAAGGTCGTGCGCACGGTGCTCATTAGAGATTTTATCCATTTATATCACCTCCCTTCCGAGGTGAATTATCTCACAAAACAGAAAGAAGGAAACGCATTGAACGAACTAGTAATCATGCACAACAAACAAGCCGTGACAACTAGCTTGCGTGTGGCCGAGGTATTTGGAAAAGACCACAAACATGTTCTTGAAACTATCAGCAATCTCGCAGCCGAAAAATCGGCCGCCAAATTCTTTGCCGAGGCAACGTATGACAACCGAGGTAAGCAATATCCGATGTACTACATGAATCGTGACGGTTTCACATTGCTGGCTATGGGCTTCACCGGTAAGAAGGCACTTCAGTTCAAGATTAAGTACATCCAAGCATTCAATAGTATGGAGGCTACGCTGAAACGTCTGCCAGCTGGAAAACTTGATCCGGTTGCTCAAGCCGATCTTGCTGTCACTCGTGCTAATACTGCAAAGGCCAACGCTTTATACAAAATTGCATGCAAGACGACATCGGAATCAGCTAAGCAGGCGTTGCTTGCGAAAGCAGCCGAATCGATCACCGGTGAGATGACTATTCCGGTACTACTTAAAAAGGAATACAGCGCCGGTGAGGTAGCCAAAAAGGTGCATGCATCATCTGGGCAGATGGTTGGCCGCATTGCTAACCGACTGGGAATTAAGGCCGAACAGCCAGGGCAAAACGAATACGGCCGATGGGCTAACAGCAAGTCTCAACACAGCGACAAAGAAGTTCCTCAATGGATGTACTTCGAGCAGGGCGTTAAGGCTATTGCCGATGAGCTGGAGCGAACTAAGGGGATGACGGTATGAACGAACCACAAACGAATTCAAATGTTGAAAAGACTATTGAAGAATTAAAAAAGGTGCTGCGTAAACAGCACCTCACATATAGCCAAGCGAGAAAAGCCCTTAACGAGGTTATATGGTTATTAGCCGACGAGGCAGATCGCAGAATCATTAGTCAAGCAGCTACTTCCCCGGATCATTCAGATAGCCGGCGGCGGCAAGGGCTTCTATAAGACGGCGAGTGTAAATCGTTGTGTAGTCGCGGCTCTCCTGCATCATCCATTGTGCGAAGTCACCTATACCCATTTTGCCATCATCATCGGTATAAGCGGCCACGCGTTCTTGCAGCTTCTCCGTCGTTAAATCTGTGGCGTATAGGTCATCGTTAATGGTCTCGATGATGGCAGTCAACTTATCAGAATCAAGTTTCATTTCATCACCTCCTTTCCGGTTTCATTATCCGTCAGGAGGCGATCACAGGAAAGGAGGAAATGCCATGCCACTGTTACAGGTTGTTGAAGATGATCAGATTTCAAGCAAAAAGTATTTAGCGGTCGATGAAGAGGAACTGGCAAAGATGATCAAGGAGAACCAAGAGTTAAAACGCAAGCTAGCAGCACGAGGCATGTGGACGCTCACCACCGCAACAAGCTATGTCGAAGGGCATAACAACACGTGGGTAGTTAACAATATCTTGAACGTTCCACGCTTCCACAAGTTCTTACAAGATACCGTGGTTTCATATCCACCGCCTGGCAAAAAGGGGTATCTGTTTCATCCGAAACCATGGCTCGACTTCTTAGACAAATGGTTCCCAGAGATTTCAAGGTCACTTAGAGAGAAGGACAAATAATGATTGGTTATTTACTAATTGCTGGTGGCTTCGGCGTGATCGTTGGTCACTGCTTAGGCCACAGCGGAAATTGGAGGCAGTGGATTGAATGAAGCAGAACGAACCATTGGTGATTTGCTGAAAGAGCACAACAAATTGATGCTAGACATTATTCGCGGCAACCACACACCAATTGCAAAGATGTTGCTTGCCGAGAACGAGAAGCTACGTGCACGACTAGCGAAACTAAGGGGATGACGTGATGACTAATGATGAATACGAACAAATTATAGCCGAGGCGAACCGCCAGATCGCCAAATATCACAAGGTTGCCACTGACTATGGGCCGAACAACACAGACCCCCATCAAACGTACGCCATGGGTCAGGAAGATGGCGCACACGCAATCCTATTCATTATCAAACAAGCCATGAAAAAAGCCGCTGGTATGCAGGCCAACGACTGATAGAAAGGAAACTTATTATGTCAACATTATACGACTTACAAGGAAAATATGCGAGTTTATTAGAACTAGCTGAAGATGGGACAACTGATCCCGAAGTATTGGCCGACACCATGGATTCAATCGTTGATGCAATCAATGACAAAGCCGAAGGATATGCACAGGTTATTCGCCAAATCAAGGCCGATATTGAAGCTAACAAAAAAGAACGTGACCGTTTCGAAGCACGGATTAAAGCTTATCAATCTAACCTCGGTACTATTTCACAGCGACTGGTTGAAGTAATGACCGAAACTAATCAACGCAAGATTAAGACGCCGCTATTCACGATCAGTGTTGCTAAGAATGGCGGCAAACAGCCAATTTACATCGATCAAGACAATTTGCAGGCTGATGTATTCAAGGTAAAACGCGAACCAGATACAGACAAGATTCGAAAACGACTAGAAGCCGGAGAAAAAGTGCCAGGTGCTGAGCTTAAGCCACGTGGTGAGCACTTATTGATTAAGTAGGAGGAAATCATGCAGCCAATTAAACATGCATCTGCAATTGATCGAACAAAGAACTGGCGAGTTTTGATTTATGGAAAGCCTGGTGTCGGCAAGACATCAGCAATTCGCAATCTTGATGGCAAAACACTCGTACTAGATTTGGATGACAGTTCAAAAGTGCTATCCGGTGCACCGAACATCGATGTACAACCATTTGACCGAAGTAAGCCAAGCGAGGAATGGAAAGAATTTCTGAAAAATCTGTCTGAACGTGTATCCGGATATGACAATCTGGTGATCGACAATGTCTCAGCGTTCGAAAAAGACTGGTTTGTTGAGATGGGTAGGCACAGTAAGAACGGCATTGGAAACGAGCTTCAGGATTACTCAAGATGGACAAATTACTTTGCACGCATCATGACCATGATCTTCATGGACGCACCAGTAAACGTGCTAGTAACTGCTTGGGAGAACACGCGAGACGTTACTAGCGAAACCGGACAATCATTCAGCCAGTATGCACCAGCCATTCGTGACAGCGTACGTGACGGCCTATTAGGCCTGACAGACGTTGTAGGGCGCGTAGTCATCAGCACAAAAACAAGCCACCGAGGAGTTATCCTTGCAGGTTCAGATGCAATCTTTGCAAAAAATCGTTTGGATGATCGAACTGCGTGCGCCATTGAGGACCTCTTTAAGTTTGGAGGTGACAGTGATGTTTCAGCTTCATCCTTACCAGAAGGAGCTAGTTAATCAAGCAAGAGAAAAGCTGGCTGATGGTCACAAATCTGTACTGCTAGTCAGCCCAGCGGGATCTGGTAAATCAGTTATCATCGCTGAAATAGCTAGGTTGGCAGTCATGAAGGGCGGACATGTTATGTTCACCGTTCACAGAAAAGAACTTATTGATCAAATCACGAAGACTTTTATTGCAAACGGAGTTGATTTGAGCAAATGCACCATCATGACTGTTGGCAGAATTGCTAGACGCTTAGGAAAATTGCCAAAACCGACTCTAATCATCACTGATGAAACGCATCACAGCTTGGCAAAGACTTACCTAAAAATTTATGGATTTTATAAAGACGTTCCACGCTTAGGTTTTTCAGCAAGTCCCTGGAGACTTTCAGGAAAAGGATTAGGGGATGTTTATGAAACCATGGTTGAGGGTCCAACAGTGAAATGGCTAATTGAACATCACTACTTAGCACCTTTTGACTACTATGCACCAACATTAATTGACGTTGAAAAGCTAAAGAAATCATCAACTGGTGATTATTCCACAAAGTCAATTGATGATGCCAATACAAAGATGATTTTTGGTGATGTGGTTAGTCACTACCAGAATTTGGCCAATGGACGTCAAGCTATTGTCTATGCGCACAGTATTGAAGAAAGCAAGCGTGTTGCGGCAACGTTCAATGCGGCTGGTATATCTGCCATTCATGTTGACAGCAAAACACCTGCTTTGGATCGTGATAAAGCGATGATGGCCTTTAGGGATGGAAAAATTAGAATCATATCAAACGTCGATCTTATCTCAGAAGGGTTTGATGTTCCCGAATGTGGTGTTGTCATCATGCTGAGGCCAACTGCTTCTCTTGTCCTTGACATTCAGCAATCGATGCGAGGAATGCGCTATAGGCCGAACAAAAGGGCAATCATTATTGATCATGTTGCGAACGTTTATCGCTTTGGTCTTCCTGATACTGACCGTGAATGGTCACTTGAAGATCGACCTAAGCAGGAAAAGCACAGGGGCAAATCAGACGGACCTGCGATCAAGAGCTGTCCAAAATGTTACGGAATCGTTCCTGCACAGGTTAAGCAATGCCCACTTTGCGGATATTCATTCAGAGCAGATGGCGCTGACCTTGAAGTTGATCCTACAGCAAAATTAAAAAAGGTAGACAAGAAAGTATTCAAAATAGTTGCGGACTATTCAAAAACCAAATATGGACAAATGAAATCCGAAGATGCCGAGTCACCAGAAGACATGTACGCAATTGCAAAGGCACGCGGATATAAGCCTGGATGGGCTTACCACCAGATTGTGGCTAGGGGATGGCTAAAGGAAAGGAAGCGAGCGTAGATGCGTGGAGTCAGCAGACAACATGGGCTTTGGCAAGTGAGGTTTTACGAATTGTCTGAGTATTATCAATCCGAAAGCGAAGCGAACGCTCGCCGGGTTAATCTTGAAAATCAGTTCAATTTTTCAACCAAGCGCATTGACTACGCGGGTCAAGTGTTCGGAAACTTACGCGTAATAGGTGACACTGGTAAAGAACAAAGTCGAAACAGGATTCTACTTACCATTAATACTGAAACAGGAAAGCTTTGTGAAACTTGGTCCAGCGCGCTAACCAGTGGGAATGCAACTGGAAAAAGTCGGCACGATCAGCATAAGCATCGATCACTACCGGTTGGTGTATACAAAAATGGAAAAGGATTTGGTGCACGAATCACGCTTGAAGGTAGAAGCTTTTGGCTTGGGACAAAGTCAACGCCGAAAGAGGCAGAAGCTGATTACAAAGACGCTTTGAACAAAAACAACAACAACGGGCAGTTGCCCGCATAGGAGGAAACTAATATGTCATTCATTACCGCAGATTATAGCAAGAATCAGGACAACGATTTTTCACCACTTCCACAGGGTGAATATGAAATGGTCATTACGCAGGCCGGTGAAATTGCAACCAAGAGTGGATCGGAATCACTACAGCTGCGTCTCACGGTTCGCAATGATCTTGATGCAGCAGAGCCGAAAACGAACGGAAAGTATCATAACCGAATTGTCTTTTTCGATAACTGGAAGCGCAAAGCTACGAATCAATACGATATGGACGGGCTCCAGTATGTATTGGAAGCGACAAAGATCCCTGAAGGCACTCCACTAAATAGCATCGATGATTTCTGCAAAGCTATTTATCACAAGCCTGTACGAGTTTATGTCAAAGTTGAGAAAAATCCTGAATATGGTGATCGGAACACAGTTGCTCCGTGGAGCGTTCATGCCAGCAAATATCCACAAGTTGCTCATAAATTTAAGGACGAGTCGCAGTCAAGTCAGCCTCATGAACCGGTTGACGATTCAGACTTGCCATTCTAGGAGGAATACGAATGTATGAACGCATTCCAGCAGAACTACGGTCCCTAAGGCAATGGGGATGCTATCACCGCATTTGGCAACCAGAAAAAACAAATATACTAAGATTCCTTACTCTGCCTTAACTGGCACGAAAACAAGCTCAACGGACTCAAAACAGTGGGTAACTTTTGAAGAAGCAATCACAGCATTGCAAGCTTATGACCTTGACGGACTTGGATTTTTCTTTGCAAACGGATATGTAGGAATTGATGTTGATCATATTGGCGATGATTTGGAGAGACTAGAAGAGGGACAAACCGACGACAATGTCGCATGGGAGTTCATGAATACTTTCAGGTCATATACCGAAAGGTCAATGTCTGGTACTGGTATTCACATCATTGTCAAAGGCGAAATACCAGGCACACGCCGAAGAAAAGCTAATGTCGAGATGTATCAAAGCGGGCGGTTCTTTGCAATGACTGGAGATGAGATTGGCAAGTTTCATTCAATCAATTCTCCCACAAAAGAGGAATTCAAGCGGATATATTCAAAATATCTGGAGCCAAAAACCGTCATCGATTTGCCCAGCAGGTACAATTTAGCACCTAACAATCTTTCTGAAGATGAGATCATCATTAAAATGTTGAAATCAAAAAGTGGTGATCGAATTAAGAAACTGCTAAACGGAGGCTGGGAACCATTATATCCATCTCAATCGGAGGCTGATCTGGCATTCGCAAATGACCTGGCATTTTGGACAGGCAGAGATTTCATCCGGATGGACAGTATATTTCGTCAGTCATCGTTAATGAGGCCAAAGTGGGACGAGAAGCACGGCAAAACAACCTACGGCGTTTCAACACTCAACCGAGCCATTAATGATGTGCGTGATACTTATCAGCCGAAACATGAAAAGCCTAAATATAAGCTTGGATTTATTACTGACACTGGTAAGCCAAAAGCGTTCCCTCCTCGTTCGTGGGATGACACAGGCAATGCAGATAGGTTTGTTGATCGATATGGTGATGTCGCAAGGTACAGCTATATCGATAAGGCTTGGTATATCTACAATGGTAGCTTCTGGGAACTTGATAAGCGTGGCTTATTGCGAACCATGATTGACGAAGTAGTTGCTGACTTGAAAAAGGAAAAACCAAAAACTCCTCCTGATGTTGATCCCGATAAAGCTGAGAAGGAATGGGCAAAGTTTTGCAAAACAAGTCGTGGTAATCGTGCTAAAAGAGCGCTTGAAGATGAGATTCAACATCGCCTGCCAGTGACAACTGATGAATTTGATGCCGATCAGACCTTAATGAATGTTGACAACGGATATATTGATCTATCTGATGGAACTCTTCACGAGCATGACATCAAGAAAATGTTCTCGAAGAAATCAAACGTTGAATATTCAGACACTGTTGAGTGTCCTGAATGGCAAGCTTTTTTGAATCAGACTTTCAATGGAGACAATGAATTAATTGACTACATTCAAAAAGCGGTCGGGTACTCATTAACAGGATCAGTTGAAGAGCAGGTCATGTTTATCCTTTACGGCTCAGGGCGAAATGGTAAATCTGTTTTCATGGATACTCTCAAGCACATAGCTGGAAGTTATTCACGCACGATGCAGGCTAAATCAATTATGGTTCAGCAGTCTAGCGGGGGTGCCAACAGCGATATTGCAAGACTAAAAGGAGCTCGTCTGGTATCTGCAAGTGAACCAAATGAAGGCGTCCGACTAGATGAAGGACTTATCAAAGAATTAACCGGAGGAGAATCTGTTACCGCACGTTTTTTATACGGATCAGAGTTCGAATTCAAACCAGAATTCAAGCTTTGGCTGTCAACTAACCACAAGCCAATTATTCGAGGAACAGATGATGGTATCTGGCGGAGATTGATGCTGATTCCATTTACTCATCAAGTGCCGGTGGATCAGGTAGATAAAAGACTCACATACAAACTTGAACGTGAATCAATCGGTATTCTAAATTGGGCCGTTGATGGAGCACTTAAGTGGCAGCGCGAGGGATTAGAACCGCCGCAGAGTGTGAAAGATGCAAGCAATGAGTATCGAACTGAAATGGATGTTCTTGAACTTTTTGTCAATGATTGCTGTGAAAAAGGACCGGGCTATCAGGCCGCTGCTGGTCAGCTTTACCAAACATATGTTGACTGGTGCGACAAATCTGGTGAGTACAAGATGCGCAAACAAAAGTTCGGTGCAGAAATGCAAAAGAAATTCGAATACGTTAGAAAGCGAAACGGGCGGATGTATTTAGGAATTAAAGAAAAAACCGATCCGCGCTTAAATTGGGCAAAAATATGAAGCATGTGTGACGGATGGTGTGACGGATGAATTTTAAGGATAACCCATACGGCTGTAAGGCTTTAGCTTATATTTATTTCTTGTGACGGATGAATAGTTAAAAAGTATATATAGATAAATGTAAAAAAAGTATATAGGAACTTAGTTTTTCGATTCATCCGTCACATCCGTCACAAATAGACTATAAGCGTTGTGAGAGTAAGCATAGAGGATTCTAAACATCCGTCACATTATCCGTCACATTCGACATTAAGGGAGCATACATGAAATCAGAGCATGCCATTCAATCAGAAATCATGCTGGCACTATCGGAACATGGTTGCATTGTCGCTAGAACGAACGTGGGAACTGTAAGAACTGTGGACGGAAGACTTTTTAACGCAGGACCACCGCCTGGGTGGCCTGATGTTACGGCGGTGCGTAAGGCGGACGGACGTGCTGTGTTGGTTGAATGCAAAAACGAAAAGGGCAGACTTCGTGAAGATCAAAAACGTTTTGCGGCCGCTATATCAGGAACAAAAGTAATTTACGGCGTATGCAGATCGGCAGCCGATGCTGTGAAGCTATTGGAGGCACACAAATGTACGTAGTAGCAGGTCTAAACACAGAAACCGAGTATTACCGAGCCAAATATCAATCAGAGTGTATTCGCTGGATTAACGAGAACATGTCCAAGCACAAGAAGGCACGCAATACCCGTGGTGATGACATTAAAGTTGATATTCCAGAACCACTGATTATCAAACACATCTAAAACTAAGGAGAAAAAATGACGACCAAATTCACAGCAGATGTCGTTCACAAACTGTTAGGTGTTCGTGAGGCACAGCAGGCACCAGCAGCATTGATGGGCATTGTCATGGATCAGCAAAAGCGTAACGAGCTTTTCAAGCAATTCCTAGATGTCAGCACAGACGTATCACATGACTGGTTCTCAGAATATTTCATGAGTGTTCAAGCTGATCGTAAAGACAAGAAACAAGATTTCACTCCGGAGAGTATCAGCAAGCTCGTGAACATGCTCGTTGGATCGAATGACAGTAGCGAGTATTACGAGGTCGCGGCTGGGACTGGATCAATGATGATTCAGCGATGGCAACAAGACCGTTTGAAGCACAAGCCGTGGAATTATCGGCCAAGCATGTATTTTTACCATCTGGAAGAGCTTGGCGATAGCACGTTGCCGTTTCTAATATTCAATTGTGCCATTCGCGGCATGAACGCAACAATTGTTCATGGTGACAGTCTGACACGTGCTGCTAGACAAGTATATTTCATCCAGAACGATGAAGACGACTATTTGCATTTCAGCACAGTAAATGTGATGCCGCACAGCAAAGACGTTGAACAAGAATTTGATATTCGACAATGGCTAGAACCTGAACAAAGTCACATTGAATCAACAGAGATACCCGCAAGATACAACGAAGTCATTGCCGCTATCGAGATTGGGGAGGTTCAACCGCATGGGAATCACTAAAGAAGAAGCAATTATGGCGTTAGTAAGAACCGTCCGAGCTTGCTGGAATGCTGTTCCAATCAATGGTTGGCAGCAGGAACTGCTCAACGATCAGATTAAACGCATCGTCGAGAAAATCGAAACCGATCAAAACATTATTGAAGAAATCGATCGAGAGTATTTCACCGCCCATTATTCTGCCGACTTGCTGCCGGTGATTCCGAAAGAAGTTAGTGAATGGTTGACATGGTGTAAAAGGAAGCACCATTCGTTAAAGGATGGGCTTGATGGTGAAACGCGCGTCAGCGTAGACGTTTTTGCCCGTGCATGGGTGCTAGGTATCTGGCGTGTTGAGGAAACCGGCGAAGTCGTGGAATTGGAGGCCGAGCAATGAAAACAGGAGACGACACGTTCGATGACATCTACGTCAGCAAAGAAACTGGCAAGGTCGTGGGCGTCATGTATGAAGATGTGGACTACAAACTAGTGCCAATCAAACAGGAGGAAGAAAAATGAGCGAAGAAAAGCTGTACGCGGTGAAGAACTATGAAGGTAAGTGGCTTTGCATTGAGGCCAAAGGTTGCCATTATTGGAGCCGCGATGACGGCGACTTTTTCGACCAACATGACGCTGACATACTTGCCCATGTGTATGGTGGTCACGTGGTCGAGCTGATCGAGAAGCCGAATCCAGAGGTGGTCAGCAAGGAGGAAGCCAAAATACTAGACAGGGCTATGACGGACAGCTATCCGGCAAATTATATCAGCATGAACGCTCATCCTGATCCTGGAGCTAACGGCACGTCTTATGAAGAACTCCGCCTAATGCGTGCCCTCGTCAATGGCTACACCGTGGCAAAGGAAAAACGGTATTTGCTCCCAATGGAAGGCTTTGGGGAGCACCAAGGATATTCCTATATGGAAGATGGAATCTGGTATATCAACACTGCCCCAAGTCAAGATTATGCTGTTAAACACGGCTACACGGTCACTAAAGACGAGTACGATTCTGCCCCATACTGGGTAAAAATACTCAAGCCTGTGGAGGTGACTGACGATGCTGATTAAGCTAGACAGCGGGAAGTTGCTAAATCTATCGGCGGTATCGTATATCTCAAATACTGAAATGCTGGCTTATTTCAAACAGCCGGTGATCACAAATGAAAATAACTTTGAAACAGCAAAATGCTTTGGCGTTGGTGTAACAGAAGCCGATATTGAACGAATTGCAAACAATAATGCGAATAAAGAGGTGACTGACGATGAGGTATGAATGTCGCAATATATTTGGTGGCGAAGTAATTGCCACATTTAGGACATACGAAAAAGCAGAGGAGTTTGTCGACGCATCAGCGGACTACCCAGATTGGTGGACTGTTCCTGCAATGACGATTATGGAGGTGGCTGACGATGGCATTCGTTGAGCTTGAAAGTGGAAACTTTATCAATGTTAATCTAATTGAAACAATAAAATTTTCTGTAATGCAGAAGAGGCATGAGCCTGATTGGATAGCTTATTTTGATACAGGTATGCAACGCATCACTGACGCCGATCGCATCCGCATTCTGAAAGCTGCGGGGTTCGTGCCGATCAAAAAGGAGAAAGACGATGAATAAACAAGAAGTGAACCTGAAAAGTGGTGGACGAGCTTGTTACTTCGTGGCCAAGGTGTCTGATTTTGGGAATGCACACCGTGTATCGCCTATCTACTTCAACCGTGAGCGAGCAGTTCTTCAACTTAATTACTTAAAAAAGAAGAATGCCGATGATTCCTATGCAATGTTCGAAACTACCGGCTGGAGGTGCGTGCTATGAGCAATGAGACGAAGCGGGACGTGTTCAATGACTTAGTCGAAGACCTAGCAGATGCATACATTGCCTTAGACGGTGAAGGAATTGGCGAAGAGCTTACTAACGAAGACAAACAAGCCTATCTGAAAGACTATGACAATGCCTTGCCAGATGATCTGCCGGTGATTACAGAACTGATTTCTAAATACCTGATAATGCGTAAGCGGGATCGTGGAGATTTGGTTCAGGCGCTTGATGAGGGTACGTCATTTTTATTGGATGGCACTCAATGGGAAAGCGTGCAAGATTGGTTCTGGTTCAGTGACGTCAAAGATAGAGTTGACACTTTTCGCCCGTGCATGGGTGCTAGGTGTATGGCGCGTTGAGGAGACAGGCGAAATCGTGAAATTGGAGGAAGAAAAATGAACTACTACGAAACAGAAGAACCTTTCTGTAGTTTAATCGTTGCTAACAACACTAAGGAAGCCCTCAATTTATACCGTGAAATGTATGGAGATAATGATGATCCCGAAAAGTTTAATGAGTTAAGCCGTGAAGAAGCACTGCATCGTATTGCTTCTGCAAAAACGGAAGACGGAGATAACCTCACCTACAAGGAGGTTAAAGAAGATTTGGAAGCTAAGGTACCTACAATGCTTCTGGTATACGGAGACATCTTATAGGAGGCGGAGAAATGAACATACATGAGCAGTTCAAAGGCGGTTTCACACGTGGATCAGGAATTCGTACTGAGGAAATTCTACACGATGATCGTGTTACAAACGAACATGTGCTTCAGTTCCTGATGTATGATGCTAACCTCTATCCTTGCCCGAATCTAAGTACTTGGAAACCAAAAGCTAGGCAAGCGGTCATCGACTTTGTTAAAGAGCGAGTTTCCAAAGTCAATGCAGATGTTTGGGTAGATGATGTGCAAATCAAGATATATGAGGCGGAGAAATGAAGCTAGTTAAAGGCGACATCATCAGAAACCCTTGGGTTAGCGATCCGAAATTACGAGACCTAATTTTCATTCGGCGCGGGAAGAAATATGTGCACGCTTTGAGATCTAATCGCGGACTAATTGAAGATGTAATGTTTGACAAAAAAGACGTGGACGAGCGTTTCACAAAGGTAGGCCATTCAGTTGGATTCGACACCATGCTGCGAGAAGTTTCTGGCGAGGAGGCGGAGAAATGAAACGAGAGATTAAGTTCAGAGCGTATAGCAGTCACAACCACAAAATGTATCCAGTCAGTAATATTGAATGGGATATTGATGGCCGTATTTGGGTAACTGCTGATGATGGCAAAAATGGCATTGAACTAATTGACGAAGAAGCCCATTTGATGCAGTACGCTGGCCTCCACGACAAGAACGGACGAGAAATCTACGAAGGCGACCTGTTTGAGCACAGGTTCGGCTATATGGTATTTGATGACCCACCCCATGATGAAATGGGGACTGAGTGCGGTGTAGTTGTCTTAGAGGACGGCCAGTTTGGCGTTAAAATTCCGGGTTTGGGTGTTTACAATCTCTATGGTTTGTTGTTGCGAGAGGGTCACTTGGACAATATGCCAAAAGATGATTTATTCGTAATGAAAATTGCCGGCAATATCTACGAGAACCCGGAGCTACTGGAGGGAAAATATGAGTAAAAGCAAGGACGTTGACGCTTATCTTCAAGGCGAGCTGTGTGCCAAGGCCGAGCTTGCAACTAAGCTACTACACGACATTGCCTGGTCTAAATGGACGACTGACGCGATGACTACACGTGTTGACCCAATCTACAAGCAAGCCAGAGAAATAAGCTATTGGCTATTAAGCAGTGACGACTGGTACACCGAAAATGAGGACAGGAGCGAAGACAATGAGCAGGAGGACAAGCAATGATTGCCGTCATGCTGATAATCTCAGGTGCTGCAATGTGGATGTGGGCTAACTGGAAAAGAGGAAAATGAAATGAATTCGTTATTAATAAAGCTACTTATTTGTGCGGTTATTACTGTAGTCATATGTGCATACTTCTTTTGGCTGCTTTTTGATCATTTTGTTAGCAATAGGCGCAGCAAGATGGTTCAAATTGGCAGCACGGTCTTCATCGTCAGAATTGGCAAAAAGCAATATGTATCTTACTTCAGCAAATATAGCAAGGAATTTAATACATCAAGCGAAATTGATTCATCTAAACTATTTGTGCTAAGGCATGATGCTGAAGCTGCTGCAGAAGTTTCTGGCGGGATTGTATTAACCTTGCCAATCAACATTGACGATCCAAACGAGCTTAAATATTAGCAGGAATAATCCTGACTCAATGTAAACAAAAAAGCGCACCACGAAGGCACGCTTATCCTACAAACCCAGCCAAATTATACCATAAGGAGTGGACGCAGTGGTGCGAGCAACGAGATATTTTAGCCCAATTGATCATGATAAAACAATTGAAAACGCCAAAGAGGTCTTGGGGAACTACTGGCATCATAAGCGGCTCGCTCAACGCACCAAAATAGCGCTAAGAAGCCCCGTGATGGACGGTATGCCAAAGTCACCTAGCTATGGAAATAAAGCTGAGGACAAGCTCGTATCGCACGCTGACGAGCTGTACTATATTGCGTGCTGTGAAGCGGCTATTGAATCTCTGAACTCAGCGACTCATCGGCTTATACTAACAAGTTCTTACTTAACCAAACGATATAGTGACCAGCAAATAATGGACAAGCTGTTTTTATCAAAAGCCCAGTATTATCGAACAAAACGAGAAGCACTAATCGCATTCGCTGAGATTTGTCCATTGGTTGAAATCGAGATGAGACCTTTGTGAGACCTTTCAACTG